TTCTGCAAGTGCTGTTTTACCTACACCAGGTTCACCCACATAGATGACATTGTTCTTCTTGCGACGTGCCAAGATTTCAATTGTGTCAATAACTTCTTTTTCGCGCCCAATAACAGGATCAATAGATCCATCTGCTGCTTCTTTGTTTAAGTTGCGAGCAAATTGATCAAGGAATGTTTCACCCGGAGCGTCTTTCTCTTCTGCCTTACGCAAATGTGCAATAATCTTTTCCCTTGTTACACCGTGTTTACCCAGGAAATAATAAGCATGACTAGTTTCTTCACCGAGGATGCTCAGTAAGATACCTTCATTTGTTAATTCATTCCTGCCGCTGAACACAAGTTGTGTTAGTGCTCGTTGGAATGTACGGTTTAGAACGGCCGTACGTTTTGCCGGTATGTCTTTGAGTGCATCTGGCTTCTTTAGTGCAGGATCGCCCAAAAATTGTACTGTTTCCGTCTTAATCTTTGCCGGCTGTCCGCCGATTGCAAGTATAAGTTCGTTTACATCTTTCTCATGTAACAATGATAGCAGGATATGTTCGAGCGTTACATATTCGTGATTGTTGTCATTTGCAACCGAAACTGCACGTTCAATCATCTTTTCTACTTTTTTAGTCATCTTTTTCCTTAAATATTAATACAGTATCTGTGGCTTAAAGATTTCAATGCAATCTTATCAGCTTCGGTCAAAGTTCTCGGAATTGTAATGGTAACACGAACTAAAATATCACCATGTCTATCCGTTTCCGGATTCTTCATACCCTTACCTTCTAACCTGACTATTTGGCCGGGTTGGAGACCCGGGGGTATTGTAAACTGTAGTTTAGCACTATCTAAGTGCTCAAGTATAGCATCCACACCAATCATTGCTTCGATTGCATTAATTTCTATGTCAACAAGCAAATCATCATTGGCACGTTTGAATTTGTGATGTGGTTGTATATCAACCCTATATAGTTTATTATCAGCGAAAAATTTAGTTCCCGATCTAGCGCCACGTGGGATATTTATAACTGCCGATTGATCAACTTTAATTGTTCTGCCTGTGTATGCATCGGCTAGAGAAATATTTACAATATGAACAATTTGTTGTTTTGGTTGACCAAAGAAACCTTCATTGAATTGACTATTCTGCGAAAAGAATGTTTTAAACATCTCTTCGAATTGTGCTGGATTACCGTTTGTACGATGGGTCCATTGTGGTTGGCTGGGCGAATCGGTTGCGTGACCGTGCATATCATAATGTCTACGTTTGTCGACATCACTAAGAGTTTCATAGGCCTCTTTGACCTCTTTAAATTTTTCCTCAGCCTGCTTTTTTTCGGGCGAACCATCAGCGCCTGTAATCTTATCAGGGTGATATTTGCTCGCAAGCTGTCGATAAGCTTTTTTTATTTCGTCTTCTGACGAATCCTTTGCAAGTCCAAGGATTTCGTAATAATCCTTTTTGCTCATGTGATATGCTTTCTAAAAGCGATAGGTAATTCGTCCCAAATTCAAGTCATATGGACTCATCTCAATTTCTACTAGATCATCTAGCAAAATTTGGATGTTATTCTTTCGAATCTTTCCACTAATAACGGCATTCAGAGTGTGTCCGTTTTCCAATTTAACTTTAAATCTTGCACCAGGCGATGCATCGGTTACGCGACCTTTTGTGACAATCATGTCATCTCTATCTTTAGCCAATTTATTAGTTCCTATATGCTATTTGTGTATCTTTAAGTAACATTACCCTGTCATCATTATTAACGCAAAGGTATTTTCCGATCGGGAGAACTTGACAATTTCCTAAGATGCTTAATAGCACTTTAGCTTCATAAGGATTCTGTCCTACTCTGAAAGCAGATTCGCTTAAAAAGTTTCTTCCTATAACAGTATCATAATCGCCGACATCAATCACTTCGGCAACTATTCTCCTACCGTTCCCTACTAGTGTAACAATATTACCATCAATTGTCAAGTCTGCAACCAATGAAGCACCAAAAAAGTCTTCAATTGCTTCTTTCATATCTACCATTTTAAATTCATCCTTAGGTACATAATCTGCTGGATCTATAATAACATAGTTATATAGTTCCGGATCGTTATAAGCGAACGTTTGTCCATCAGAGAAATAGGTTTTAACTTGCCAGTCCATGTTGCCACTGAGATTTCCGACATCTTTTAAGAGTGCCTGAAATTTGTTGGGAAAGGTATCATCTCTCGACATTTCGACGAAGACGAGATAGCGCCCTTCCTCATCTGTATTGGGACTTACTTCAACATCCAGGGTGTCGATAAACCCTCGTTGGATGAATGTGTTAAGGTCTGCTGCTGGTGCTTCGTCGTTGAGATAAAATGCCACTACAATAACTTCCAAGTCCTTTCCGGCTTTAGGCTCAAACTCATCGATAGAAACATCAGGCAGTATAGTACCTGCTAGATCGCCATTCTTTAAGCTCATACTTCATCCTCTGGAGGGGCCATGTCACTTGTTGGTCCCATTCCTGTTTCGTCTTGCGGCTCTGCCTGTTCTTCCTCAGGCTGCTCTTGATCAAATGCATCAGCTAATTCAGCATTTGTATCCTCAATATCTCTTTGAATAATATCATCAGTCTGTTCTAAACCGCGATTGATATATTTTAGTGGTAGTTCGATTGTTACTAGCCAAATTTCATGTTCGGCCATTTTGGCTCTTTTCGTCTGCGGATCAACCCAATCTTGGGGACCGTTAACTTTAACCGGTTTCTTAAATACGCCTTCTCTAAAATTAACTTTTGCACCAAGTTTAGTAAGACGCAGGCCAGCATTTGGATCTGGCATCATATTGTAAGGAAACATGAAAACTACCTTGAACCAATATCTGCTGATAATCGGACCTTCAACTAGTTCACCCAGAATCCAATTCTTATATGCAAATATTTCCGCATTATCTAGAGTTCTTTCGAATTCTATTAGCATAGATAATATATCATTACCCTTGGATATATTCACAAGTGTAGTTTTTATGCTGTCAAGATCAGTATTAGCCATTGTTCTTCCTATTCTTATGCCACTCTTTTATAGATTCGGAAATTTTTCTCTTATGTTCATCTGTATTCTTCTTTCCTAATCTCCGGCCTATACACCCTAAAGAAGATATAGATATTTTTTGTCTAGTCTCTTCTGATTGAGAATGCGATTTACCTGTATTACTTATAGATATCTTTTTTCTTGTGTCTGATGATACTGTATGCCCCTCGAGTGTCATTGATATTCTTCTTTTCGTATCTTCTGTCCTTGGAATACCTTTTTGCATTTCAGATTTTGCTTCTGCAAATTGTATTCTTAACCAACTATACATCTTATTATTTCTTATCTGACCCGAACTTGAAACACACATCATTGCAGCAGCCTTTACAAGTCCGTGATGTCCCGGATGGATCTTAACCAATAACTGATGTGCAACATAATGTTCTTCTGGCGTTAATCTTACTAGATTGTCTTTGCAGTTTGTTCCACCCATACATCTTGGAACAATATGGTGTCGTTCGACATACTCATTAAGTTGTCGATTTTTCGATCTTTCCATCAGTAGATTATAATGTTTTGTGTAGTCCATATCTTATATTTATCACTAATAAAGGAGATCAGTAAAGTTTAGAAAAAGTTCTCTATATCAATCACAAGTATAGAAAAGATATAAATAAACTTGTATGCAAAATACACTCGATAATTCAATCGACGTTCCATTGGGCGGCCACTTCCCGGCCACTAGCCCTTCCACTCAGAAAAATAACTCAATAAGGAGCACAACCTTGAGCAAAAATCGCAAAATGGTGGCCAAATCAGCGCCACATTCTCGCACAGCATATCAACACACTGACCCACAGGTTGCGAATGTTGTTAAACTTGGCAACAGGAATTATAGGAGAGTAGAAATGCTCCCACGTAATACAGCCCAAGAAAATTATGTAGAAGCCCTTCTAGAAAAAAGAATGGTATTTGCTGTAGGCCCCGCTGGTACAGGTAAAACGTTACTTGCTGTACTAAGAGCCATTAAAGCACTACGCGAGGGAGAAGTTAGTAGGATTATTTTAACGCGCCCAGCGGTTAGCGTTGATGAGAAACATGGATTTTTACCAGGAGATTTAAATGCAAAGATGGAGCCTTGGACACGCCCTATTTTTGACGTATTTGAAGAATATTACGGATTAATGGAAACAAAGAAAATGCTAGAGGAAGGCACTATCGAGATTGCACCACTAGGATTTATGCGTGGACGTACATTCAAACATGCATATGTCATTGCTGATGAAATGCAGAATGCAACACCAGATCAAACCAAAATGTTATTAACACGTATCGGCGAAGGTAGCAGTATGGTACTGACAGGTGACTTACGTCAACATGATCGGGGGTTTGATAAGAATGGTTTAAAGGATTTCCTAGAACGCTTCGCGGCCAACAGAAAGAGCTCTATGGCAGTTTGCACATTCGGTAGAGAACATATCGAACGTGATGAACTTGTTGCAGAAGTGCTTGATGTTTACGGAGAGGATGAATAAAACTATCTACTCATAAGAAAGCCCCATAAGGGGCTTTTTTATTGGATATTAATCTCTAGGTAATGCTTGATTCAGATTTCTATTCTTGGTCTGAGACATATTTACTTGATCTAGTTGACGCTGATATCTTTCTCTAAGTGCTGCATCCACTGGTTGTAATTGTTTATCCTTAGCTTGAGCTTTCTTCATATCTAATTCAAACAGTTTATCTTCCAACATTTGTCTACGTAATGTCTGTGAAGTATCTTGAATAAGATCTTGTGTTTGAAGTTTGTCTTTCCCAACATCAGCAGCATGGGCATATCTTTCATCCACTGCAAATAATGCTGCTACTATAGCAATAACGGAACCTATAGATCCGAATGCTACTTTCAATATATTGTTTTTAACTGTCTCTACTGTTGGCATAGTATGTTCTCCGATAACATACTATTTATCGGTTCCCCACTTAATCTTATTCCAGACTCGTTCGTGACACCAATATATAAATGGCTTGATAATAATTTCGGTTGCTCCGATAGCTAACGATACAGTAATTACGCCTGTAACTATATACGAAATTGTTATAGTTGTTAGAGTTCCGCATATCCGGTAGCTGTACGCTTTAACCAGACTGCGGAGACCTGACTCACCCTTATTTAAGGCCCAACTCTTTACGAATTTTTTTACAATTGTCATAATGATTCTTTTTCATGCTTCCTAAATATCTACCTTTCGCACCACAGTTCGGACATATAATATCGGGGGCATTTCTAATTGACTCCGATGCCTTAATCCTAGATTCTGGTGTAATTACTTGTTGTGATCGTGCTATTCTTATTTTTTCTTTTGTTTCTTCGGAAACTACCTGCATCTTTGCTTTATCGCCTTGTTGTTTGCGGCGCAATGGATTATTTGCCCAGGCCAATGTAGCACTTTCAGATTGAGCTTTACGATATTCGGGATTCTCAGCTCTTTTAATGGCAGCAATTTTTAACTTCTTTCGTACTTCATCTGTAAGATTAAACATAAGATTGTTTCTATTGTTGTAAATACTATCTGAAGTTATATCTAAATTATCTAATAGCGTAGATTCTAAACGTTGGCAATCAGCCATCATACCTTTATGTAATATTTTTCTTTCCCACAAATATAGAGGATTACGAAAATCTTCCCAGAAGATAGAAGATGCCGATGAACAAATGTATCCATCACCTTCTATCCCTTTATGAAATCCTATATAAATTTTATCTAATGTTAAATTAGTCCATTGATATACAAATGAGTCCATACATTTCTCCCTTAATGTATTTATCATTGTGCCATCGTCCCAACAATTTTATTCTATACCCATATCCTTACGAATTTTAGTAGCAGATATTTGTTGTATCTCATCTGGAAGATCTATTTTGTTTATTTTATAGCCCACGTCGCGTCCATAATTAATTTCAACAATGTTGGGCACAATTTGTATTTCATATTGGCCCTGGTATAAGGGGTCGAGATCTCGTCTAATATAGTCTGCCACTTGTTTAAGAGTAAAAGGATTGCTACCGTTCCAACCCTGACAATCTCGTATCTGTACAATTACCTGCCCTGTTTTAGCAATAGCAATATCAAATAATGCCCTATGCCCTTGATGCCAAGGCTGATATCTTCCTAGTAGCATAACAGTTTCTTTCTGCCAATTAAATACTGGGCGACGACGATTTTCTAAGATATGATTGCTGATAAATTCTGCCCACTTATCAGCATCTTGTTCGGTAATACGAAAATCGTATTGTTCGGGTGGAACAAATGCTTTATTTGTATCTGCATATCTCCCTTCAGTAATTGTGTCTACCCAGATTGTCCAATCAGCTTTAAAATTATGACGCATCTCTGGCAATGGTGCAACAAAGTCTGCTATTGAAAAATCAGATATAGATTTCAGTGCAAATTCCGCCATACGCAATGATTGGCGAATTCGGCCATCGTGACTAAAATCCCAATCATTAAATCGTGTTCTAATCTCATCTGCATTAAACATATTGATTGTACGTTCAAATGCTTGCACCATCTCTGGATCCGATTTGAGTTCTTCAGGTAATTTGGCAAGTGCTGTTTCCTCAATATATTTCTTGAGTGCAATTGCTAATGTTGTTTTACCTGCACCAGGGAGACCCATTATTAAAATTTTCTTAGACATTATATTCCTTGCATATCATGTTGTGAATTTCCTTCCAGGGAGATGTATAACTCACCGTAGGGAATAGATCTGTTTTATAGTGCGAATTATACGGGTGGTTAATTAGTACAGTTTTTAATCCAGCTTCATAACCAGCTTCGGCCTGGCGCATATGATCTTCAATCCAGAAATAACCTGTGTCTTCCCATCTGGTTAAAATATGCGCTTTACTTGCGCCCATCTCAATACAATTAATTTCATCAAATATGTCACCGAATAGTCTAGTTAGATTCGCAGTTCTATAATGTTTTGCAGATGGTGCAGAACTGATGCTTGTAACAACAATAAACCTAAAACCCTTATCAACTAGCTTCTGAGTATATTCAACAGCATCAGCAAACGGTTCTAGATCTGAAATCCACGGACCTTCGTTAAATTCCCTAATAAGGGCTCCAGCTTTCTGCATGGAAATACCGTGTCGGTTTGCCAAGCTATATTCATGATCAGTATCGGGCAATTGTGGCATACCACGTTCGGCCATAAACTTATTGAAGCCATCATTCCAATTTACTAGACACCCATCGGCATCTGTAAGAATAATTTTCTTTTTAGGCATGGTCAAATACCGTACGTGCTCGAATGTTACCAAACGAATCAGAAAACACTTCGGGACTCTGTTCTACGACTACCTGATCTGCCCTATATGCTGTATCAAGTTCTGCCATTTGTTTTTCATACTTTGTTCTTACATAAGCTTCAAATTTATCATAATCGCCCATGCCGTGACGTTCACCAGATAACATTTTTCTGTTGATGTAATCGCCGATAGCACTAGACATACTAATATGTCTATTCCTGAGTTGATTTACAAATTCAATTGTCTCTGTAACTTCCCATTGTGTTTCGGAACTTTTTGCAGCACCGGTCTTAGCACCCTTCTTAGGTGTGTGCTTATGTGATACAACAATAAAAACTTTTTCTTTACTCATAATACTCCTTTTGCAATCCATTCTAATTCAACCAATGTAGCCGACAGGCATAATTCAACATCAACACAAGAAGCATGATTTACCATTCCGTCTCTAATAACAAGAATGGCCTTACATTGTTTTTCGTCCTCTTCACCCCATATTTCTATATTTTGATATAAGAAGGTATACATCTCTTCATATTCTTCTCTACCAACCTTTTCGCATATAAGCTGGCGCGCCTCTTTAAATTGGCCGGCTCTGAATAATGCAATCATATCAATCTTATAGTCTGCTGTTTCTTCAGAATCTATATCTGGAGCAACTAGCTTACCACCAAACGAATTAGATTGAAGCATACTAATGCCGCGACGCAAATCGGGATATGTCTTATCAACAATTGCCACTAAAGCATCGAAATCTAATTCAATACCTTCCTTACTTAATATATCCACTAATTTGGCATCAAATTCATCCCTGTCCAATTTCTCAATGTGCATACGTCCTGTTTCACAACGCGACTTAATGGCATCCATAATCTTATGTGGATAGTTGCACGTCAATAGAAATCTAACAGAACTTGCATAACGTTCCATGGTACCTCTAAGTATACCTTGTGCGGGTTTAGACAATCCATCAGCTTCATCTAAGAAGATATATTTGATATCTCCTACACCCATTGTGCTAGAGAATCCATCAATTCTTTCTCTAATATAGTCGACACCATTATCCTTTGAGGCATTAACTTCTAATATATCAAATGGATCGATATTGAGTTCGTTTAATAGAACCTTAATGAGTGTGGACTTACCTGTACCTGGTGCGCCAGATAAAAGCATATGTGGTAATGCACCACCTTGTATCCATTTAGCTATCTGCTTTTTCTGTTTGCCATCTTTGAAGACATAATCTTCGATCTTTTTCGGACGATATTTTTCTGTCCATAGTTCTTTCATTTCTTAGATCTTTCTTAAAATGCATGTGAAGTTGTAAACTCCGAAAATATATTCATCTCTGGATCTTCATCCGAAACAAGCATCACAGACTTAGGCCATTCAACACCCCAAACCTGCGTATGTGAACCATCATCCTCTTTGATTTTAAGCATTCGAGTCCAACGCCCATTTTCGATAAGAATCCATTGTCCCGGAGTAATTTCTGTAACGTCTTCACCCACAGAATATACTCGTCCCCAGCGTGGGCGAATGCCTTCGCTCTTGCCATTATCATCGGGGATAATGATACCATTAACAAGTCTGGAGCCACGCTCCAAATCTGTTACAAGGACCTTACCTTTTAATGCTTTAACTTGCATTTGTATCTCCGGCAATGATATCGCCATTCGGCAACTGCACTTCTTTCACCACTTTTGGTGTCTCGGCAGGTTTCATAGCCTTAACTGGCTTAGGTGCCTCCAACACAGGATCTGGTGCCGCAGGTTGCTTACCCTTCAAACCTGTACTTACAACAACAGACTGAACTCGATGATTATCACGTGCAATATCATCCGCTGTTCGTGTTACCTGGCCACGATTAATTTGATCGCCCTTGGCATTAACTTTCATATTACCGATTGCAGGAACCTTTTCGTTTTCACGATTCAGTGCTTCCATATCAATAGTTGTTCCACGGTATGTTACATGTCTACTCATTTTTCTTTTTCCTATTTTAGATAATCTTTTATATCGAGTTCGTATTTCAACGAATCTACTCTGTGTACACCTATAAGGTATAGTATATACGACGAAACGCTGGAGCCGCGACCTACGCCCCATACGAATTTGTTCTTTCTCATGTAATCCACAAGAAATATAAACAACCTTAATAGCATAACCAGATCCCGTTCCTCATAAAGAACATATTCTTTATTTACACGATCAATTTCCAGTTGTGTCTTACATTTATCGAGTAACCATGTGCGAACATCTATTTGCTGATAGACAACTGGAAATATCCATTCATCTGCACACTTCTGATGAAAATCATCAAATGTTAATAATTCTTCGGGTGCATCTAAGAATGTAATTACTTCTGGTAATAATGTAGATTGGTATTGTTGAAATAATTCAATCTCTTCATCAAATATAACATTCAAGTGACTTATATTCTTTCCCTGAAGTAAAAGTTCTCTAAGGTTATCACTAGAGAGTATGGCCTGGTCATACGTGTTTACTTTTACACTGTCTTTGGTTTCCATTTCTCCACCTGAACAATTCTTGCGGGCTCACGCACAAGTCCAATATGCATATCTGATACCTCAGATATAATACGATGAAATTCATCCATTGGATCAACTATATCGCTAAACAGTTCTTCATCAGTCTGTTCATTATCTTCGGGTCTAACAAATTCGAAACAGAATCCATCATCCCTCATCCACCACGGATCTTTATCTCGTGTTGTACCTTCTGTATAATATTCTGCTGTACTGATTGGCAATACATATCCAGTATCGGGACAATCAAATGTATATTGTAAAGAAGTATCACTACCCTTTAAATGTATCTCACCTACAATTAAATTTGGAAGTGCTAGAGATGATATCTTTGCATGTAGAAGCTGTATCAACAGATCATCTGTTGGGCTGTCTGGGCAGTACATCATAATGTTTGTTGATAGATTCGCAATATAAAGGTCGTCTTCATTGCATACATCTACAACAACAATATTGGGCAAGTTTGTATCTAACCAGAAGTAAACCTTCTGATATGTGACACCTGCGTTATATTCAACCTCTTCTCTGGTTTTACCCTTCTTGCCAGTAGCAACAAGATCAACTGTTAATTTCCAATCAACAGGTGTTAACCAACTATCTTGAATTCTGATTCCCGTGAATTCATATTCCAGAGTCATGTGGCTCTTGATAAGATGCCTACCCTTTTTAATCATAATGATATCCCTTAGTCATCTAGTTTCCCTAATTCAATCGGTTTATTTATTTCGGGATATTTTTTCTTAAATTCTTCGTCCATTGTACGCTGTTGCCGTTCTCGACGTTCATCTTCAAGAGATTGAATTACTTCTTTAATGCTGAAAACTGTAGGATTATGTCCTAATGCTACTTGGGCATTCATGTAAGTATAAGCTCTACCCAAGCGTTCGATAATTTCTTCATCGCTTAGTTTGCTTACGTCTAGGAAAGGGTGCATAGTGGACTCCTTAGGTTCTGTATATTTATATCAGTATCAAAACAATTTGCTAATTGCTGATAAGGCACCCAAATTTTTCTTAAGAAATATAGTGACTGCAAGTTGATACTTCTTAGCTATTTCCTTATCATAGAACATCGCATTGTATGTTATATAATTAGTAGGAATTAATGGGTTTTGATCTAATGAGAATGTCTGAAAATCTTCCTTGTCAGTATAATATCTTTTCGGACATAGATTATATTCTTTATTTTTTGTTTTATCTTCTATATTAGGAATATCTTCGGATGTTGCTATTCTTCCATTCTCTGGATCTAACATACTACCCTTGTATATTGTAGGATTTACAATTTCATAGAGTCTTGCAGCTTCGTAGTCATATATTTGACGATCACGTTGATTATAAATCATACCAGCTTCAACAAAATAAACAATATCATCCTTCAAATCTAATAATTGTTCGATAAATTCAAGACGACAAGGCCAGACGAAATTTGGATCGTTGGCCCCTGTGTGCGATTGTACAGAATTTACATCCTGCGATGCTTTTTTATAATATTGGATATAGGCGGGCGGACACTTCAGATATTTGAAGTGTCTAAATTCCTCAGTATAAAGATCACTGTTCATCCGTTTCTATTGTCTCGTGTATTGTAAAAAGTGTGCCAGCTGGCCACATAACCACTTGGATAGCTCGTGCTTCGATGCTGAGTCGAAATTGTAATGCATCCATTTCATCTTTAAAACAACAATAGGCACGGCGAACAGATTGCCAATCGGGATCAAATAATGTCGCTATAATTTGCTGTTGAGACATACCATTGAAATGATTTGCACCTGGTGGTGCTGTATGTCCGTGATCATTCTTAACCTGTATAACATCATGTTCAAGTTGAGAATATCCCCATGTGCCCTGTATTAGTTTATAGGCCCGGCGTGTAACTTTTCTATATTCGGCTTCTAATACTTCATCTGGTCGGTTACAGAGATATTCCATCCTAACCACGTAGGGATTAGGAAAGAATATCTTAGAGCGTGAATGTAGTAACTTTGTCATACATAATCGTGATGCCTCTTATGAAATGCAGTCATATCAGCCTTCTCCGAAAAGCGAATAACAACAAATTGACCCATATCAATTTCGGCATACAAACCCTTCACTGTTTTGAAGCCTTTCTGGAACTCATCTTGGCGACGATAGAAAGTTGTTGGATGTAGACGTACTGTCTCCCAATCAGATGTGTAACTATCTACAATAATTGGATCGCCAGTAATACACTTGCCTTTTTGCTTCATTTACTTCTCCTATGATTTGTTAATCCAAAGCCATTTTTCATAAATCGATTGTGCTATCTCATTTGGTTCATAACCGATGGTCTGTATTTTGCAAATAACGTGTCGTGCTGAAATATCATATTCCTTCCCAGAAATAGTTCTAACTTTAAAGCAGAAATCATCCTTTAATTTATCAATGACCGCACCTTCTGAATCTCGCTCAAAGATGACAGCTTCGACAAATTTTAAAAGAATTGTTTCTCCCGCCTTGGTGTAGATTACATCTCTGGGATATGCCATTATTAAAGCAGACTTAGGTACAGCGAAGACGATGGATCAAAGTCTGCTCGGAAAACGTAAATCTTCGGACTCACAGTCTTGCCACCCTTGAGGGTTTTCAGCACACGGCCTTCCATGGTCCATTTGTCTTCACCCTTGCCGACGTTGGCATTAAGCCAGTTGACAAGTTTGTAGAAATGATCACGATCGCGAATCGTGACGCGGAAGGTATGAGCTGCATTCTGTTCCTTAAGGTTTACTGGTTCCTTGGAAGTGGTTTGCTTGTTCATATTACACTTTCTATAAGTAGTTGAGTATTAATTTTACAGTGTTTTGTCACTACTGTCAACTGGATATGCACCGCGTATATCTACGCCGGCTTCTTTCATCATTTCTAGTGCTACAAACATATCCTCTTGCCATCTTTCTGGAGACTTATCGGCCGTAAAGTTTGCATCAATCACAACTGTCTTGATACCACGCTGAATGATTGACTGAGCACAATTTGTACAAGGAGAAAATGTAACAAACATGACACAATCAGTCAGGTCGGCGCGCGGAGATAAGTCCATAGCATTGCGTTCTGCATGACACATCCACTTGTACTTAATAGGGCGTTCTTTGCGTTCAGGTACCGTATCATCAATACCTTTTGCCATACCATTAAATCCCCAGGAGACAGGAGATCCGTCGAGCGTAGTAATAACTGCGCCCACTTTGGTTGATTCATCTTTGGACCAGGATGCTACATCCTTTGCCATCTTTAATAGACGACTAGCCCATTTATCGTTTAATACATCCATTATCGTGTAAGACTCTCACGTGTGATAATCTGAGCAAGTTCTTCACCCAAATCTTCCTTATCTGTAACAATGTATAAAGCTGAAGCTGTTCTATCAGTACGATGATCATACGTACGAATTTGAACAACCTTCCCACCTGTGGCATGATAAACAGTAAAATTCATACCCTGATTACCATCTTCGATATTGTTATTAGAAGTTTGAACTAACCCTGATTTTCGTCTAGCACTATTAATAGACATCGGAGCCTCCTCCATCTTATTATCTTCATCACTCTGAGTTACCCATCGTATGAAGTCTACCATTGTTCGTTTAAATGCTTTTTTAATTCCCATTATAACTCCAGGTTAATTTAAATGCCAGTAAGCTGGCCTCATCTTTGAATGCTGCAAGATTATAACAGCCGGCCACACCATATGATGTCCAATCGTCACCTCTTTTTCCAATGCAGGCTCTACACCAATTATCCACCTTTGTGTAATCATTGATGTTAAACTTAGTTTGATAAGGCCAGAGGGATTTCTTTAGGTGTCTCATTTTCATAGCCAAGTCAATTTAAAAGCAACTGCATCTTCATCATTCTTAAATGAAATTGTACTGTGTCCGAAGTTACAGCTCAGCCGCCATTTTCCGAGTGCTTTCCAATTAGTAATTTCTCCGCCACCATACCAACCTCCGGGACCTACATATTTCTTACACCATGCTTCCATCTCACCATGTAGATGATAGTGGTCTCTACCGAAGTTAAGTTCTTTCATCTTCCTATTAATTTTCGAATAATAACATATTCTTCCCATGCCTTTTTTAGTGCAGGGTACGTCTCCAATTGTTCCTGTGTCGGGATCATTATATCCATAGGACTAACAAGGTTAGGATCTGTAATCACTGCCCAATGCAATCCTGTCCATATCCAGTCTTTTCCTGTAACTGAATCCATAACACAATCACCTATTTTTGGATTAGTAGGTTTAGTGGTATGCCAAACTATACTAGATGTCGCCATCTTTCCTATTTTCGGAGTGGAATGGATCAAATTTGCCGCCTGGATAACGTGATTCCAGTTTTGCTACATTATCAGCAATAACTGTATTTGGATCCACACCCAGTGCCCTACAAGCATTTGTCCAATACCAGATTACGTCACCTAATTCTTTTTGCAAATGCTGATGTGTTTCTGTGGTAAGAGTTTTACCATGGAACATAATCTTCTTTACAATTTCAGAAAACTCTCCAGCTTCACCCGACATACCCATTGCTGCCGTGATTAGCAAAGGAACATTTACATCTGGACCGTGAACTCCATTTTCAAAATTTCCGTCGACGCGATCCAACGAGTTCATAAAGGTAGTTAAATCATTACTGGACTGGCTTGTAACACCTTCTACGAAATCTGTGTATCTGTTTAAATCAATTTGCTTGTTCATTATTTTCCTTGGTTAAATATATGTTTGGTTTTTGACGTTCTTTACTATTCTATAGAACTTTTCAAAGTGGTCCAGTGAGTTGATGCCTGGTTTCTGATTATTACTTCCCCATATGGATTTTCTTCTATCCATGAGTGTAATTTTTTCTGTCTTTTCTAAGTCACATGGTAAGATCCTCGAAACTTCGAAGGTATTTATTGTTGCCGGTTGCTGCCCAGCATAGATATAAGGGTAGTCAACTAAGAATTTATGCTCTCTTAGATTTTCCATTAATAGCATACCAAAATCCTGAGATGCTAATCCATTATAGAAGAGTACCGCAGCCTCATCTTTAGTAATCTCTTCAAATGTCATTGATACCTTTGGTACTGCATGGGTTGATACAAGCTTAATTCGACCAGATGTGCCATAATAGGTACCAGTCATGTGCGTTGTATTGCTGAAGAATGCACTTGCTGTCGCAATATGTGAATTCATTTTATTGACTGCATCTTCCCGTGTCATGGGAGATGCAGTCTTTCTAACAACTTTCAAAATCTTTAAATCCGTTTGATAATGGAATTTTCCATTATCAACTTCTATCACTTGTCTACGCAGAAATACCTGTGGTTTATATTCTTCTATTCTTGAATAACCACCTATGGGTCCATATAAAGATACTACACCCATGTAAATACCCTGAAGTTTATTTTGAAGTAATACAGTATCACCGATCTGTACATCCTTCATATCTACCTTGCCTTCAATAAGTTCAGTGCCCTCTACAGCATCAAGATAATGAGTCGAACTTACAGGAACCAGTGTCATCTTAGTTTCTGTATTTTCTCTAGCCCAGACACATTTCTGCTGAATTAGTCCTTCTGTAATACCTGTGACGTGTAGGATGTCCTCAAGATTCTTGGAAGATATTCTAACTAAGAATCCTCTGGGATCAATAACTAGCCAAGTCTGGTCAATTGATCCCCAATTCTTACGATCGGTCTTATGGAGTGTAAAACCGGGCAATGGAATATTATCATGCTCATAGAGCATTGAATACTTTTGTGTTATGTTAGAAAGTTTTTTCTTTTCGTTTGTCGAGTCGCCAAATGGAATAACTTCTGCTTCAGGTAATTCATACTTTTGATTAGCTGTATCCCACCCGGCATATATAGTTCGTGCAATGTTGAGCATTTATTATTTTGATAGTTTTAGTATTATTTGATATTCTTCATAGGCCCGCTGCACAATGGGATTATTCATCCTCATCCAATGCTCTTCTCTTAGATTTTCAAGAAGAATTATATCTTTCGCAAAATCATCAAACCCATCACGATGATGAAAGTTCATCGCCATGGTTATAGTTTGACGACCTACCATAGCTGATGCTGTATGGGCACTCATGCCATAGAAATCGTGAGTTTCTGTTTTTACATTAAACTCAGCTGTGGCACTATATTTCCTGATTATTGAATATAGTTTATTATAGTCTATTTCTTCCATGTGAGCCTGTAAGTTCTTCGATCCTACGACGCACATTGGAGCGTAGAATCAAAAGTTGTTGCTGCTCTTCAGGATTTGGTGTATCCTTTATAAGCTGCATATAATTTTGGTCGAGGATTGTCGCATCATCTAAACTAGAATGCTTGATGATGATAAATCTTTGCTTTAGTTCAACAGTATCATACATAATATTCTCCTCTATGAGTTCTACAGAACTATTTATGCCACATCAACACCGAATCCAAACTGAATCTTAAACATTGTTGCATCGGTGCCGTCTTCGAAACCGAACTTATTGCCACCTAGCATTGTCCATCGTCCTTCCAGATTTTTGACACACCAGATAACAATACCTTTCTTAGCAATTTCATGATAAGGAATATTTAAATGTGTAAAAGTCCATGAGGTATCTTTGTCCCGAATCAATTCGTTCATCGGTACGTACATATTCTTATCCATCTTAATTCTCCTGTATTACAAGTGTAGCATTTTACTCACGCTCTGTCAATTTTGAGTGCAACAAAAAGCCGGCACTAGGCCGGCTTTTTGATTGGTTGCAATTATTTCTACTTATAGGGTTTCCAAGTTTCTCTTGTCTGCGTTAATCTATTCGCAATAACGTACATAGAAATGGGATTATGACCTAGTCCCAAATGGCAAGCACCGGGTATCTCAATATTCTCACTTTGATCACCCGCATCTTCAAGTGAGGATTCCCAATAGACTACACCATCTGTCTTACTATAGATTGAAGTAAATGGCACAGGTGGTGGTTCAGCAATCTTTCTTAACACTTCGGGATCTTTATGGCTAAGATCTTTGGTTAATAATTCGTAAAGGAAGTCGGCATTTGTTCCTGTACCGCCCTTAAATGGCGTACCAAGAGTAATTACCTGTCTAACGATATCAGGTGCAACCTTGGCCATTTCTCTTGCGTAGATACCGCCAAGACTCCAACCAATTATACTAACCTGCTGTCCACCCGATGATATTGATACATCACGCACAAGTTGTGATAACTGTTCGAGCATTGTATCCATGCCATCCTGCGGGCCCATATTTCTACCTAGGCCCCATGGACGAGCATCATATCCTAACTCATTAAGAAAGTGTCGGACATAATGCGTAGAGCCATCTGCTGTTCCTAATCCCGGTAATACTATTACAGGATGGCCATCTCCTTTCGGAGAAATATATTGCAGTGGTGCAGCAAGAAGCCACCCCAGCCCATATTCATATATGGCCCTGACAATCTCGATACTCAACAGAAACTTCGATGGAGCCATTATGTTATCCTTTATAATAACATATTTATAAGAAACTACCCGAAATTGACGCTCGAACCGCAACCGCAACTAGATTTAACATTTGGATTATTAAAAACAAATGCTTCACCCATAAGATCTTTCTTATAGTCGATCTCTGCTTCGTCTAAATATGTATTGCTCATTGGATCAATCAATAAGGTATGAGTATCATCGAGATGATATTCGAAATCTTCATCAATGTCTTGCTTTTCTTCTACAGCGAAATAGTAACTCATTCCGTTACAACCGCCACCCTGCAGTCCAAATCGGAGAAGAGTTGCCTTCTCTCCAATAAGGACATCAATCATTTTTTGTTTTGCTAAATCTGTAATTGTAATCATGTTATATTTATCAAAACTATTATGCTCTCTTTTCTATAATATGATCTGCTAAACCCAGTTCCACTGCCTGCGGCGCTGTTAACCATTTATCACGATCCATATGCTGTTTAAATTGTTCAAAAGTGGTACCTCTCGAATTATGCTTCACATATAGTTCAGTCATTTCCTTCTTAATACGAAGACTCTCAATTAAATCAATTTCCATATCGGAAACCTTACCCCGTGTTCCTGAAGAGGGTTGATGAATCATTGTAATTGCGCGTGGTAGCAAATATCTATGACCTGGTTCGCCGGCCTGAGCAATAAAACTGCCCATACTTGCAGCCATACCGGTCACATATGTATATACAGGACATTTTACATACTGCATAAGGTCATAAACTGCTAGGCCGTCATAAACACTTCCGCCACCAGAATTAATATACATATTAATTGGTTGTTCTGGATTTTCAGCTTCAAGAAATAACAATTGTGCAACCATAATATTACACATATTTGTTTCAACATCTCCTGTAAAGAATACTACCCGTTCCTTGAGTAATCTACTATACAAATCATAGCTGCGTTCGCCGCGAGCTGTCTGTTCTACAACCATTGGTACCAATGTGGACATAATAAAAACCTTATATGAGATAAATAATGTATATAAATAAACCCGGAGGTATAGATATATGGCTAAAAAACTTACAACAGAAACATTTATTCAACGTGCTAAAGATTCTCACGGAGATCTATATAACTATTCCCTTGTAGTATACAAAAATATGCGTACAAAAGTCAAGATAATAGATCCCGAATTTGGCGAATTTGAACAAACACCTATGGGACATATACAAAATGGCTCAGGGCATAAACTTCGTGGATACAATACAGCAGCTGATAAAAGACGCACACCACTAGAAGAATTTATAAAAGCAGCAAATTCCGCACACCATAATTTCTACGATTATTCTAAGGTAGAATATAAACATTGTGATCAAAATGTATGCATTATAGATCCCGAATATGGAGAATTCTGGCAGACACCTTATAATCATTTAAGAAATCACGGTTGTCCCGAACGGACCAGAAAACAAGAATGGTTAGTACACATCGATCACATAATACCACTATCTGTGATATGTACACAAAATAGATCTCCCGAATGGGTTAAGAATAGACCTTTATATAAATTCTTAAACTCTGAAGTTAATCTTCAATCAACTACAGCTAAATTTAATACATTAAAACACGATAAAATCTATGTAAATGGAAAAGAAATATTTGCTGGAAATATAAGAAATAATTACGAAGTTATCAAATATCTATGTACAACTTCATTAGGTATCGATATAACCAATATCATCGATGAAGATAAAAAATATATAAACGATTTTCTTTTTGAAGATAAATAATGATATGAAGATAAAAGACATTCTATTAGAATCACCCACTGACGTTGTTGCACGCTTTTATAAAGAAGCGGGCGCTGACTACGAAAAATTCTATAACCCCGAAGTGGTCAAATACAAAGAAAAGAATTCTAAGCATTATGACGAATACTTTAAAAAGTGGTTCAACGAAGATATAGTACCTGTCTTCATACGACCTGTGGACAAAGCACAGCCAGTATATACTAATAAGCCGAAGGAAAGCAAACTTCAGTCACCAGGTTATCGTGGATTGCAATATGCTCTTGCTTCAGCAGGTTTACCATATAGTCACGATGTACAAAGATATAACCCAGATCCTGCAAGAGCACTTGCAACCCAAACAATGGATGGTGCCCGTAATAATAACGGGCAATAAATTACTTCGCTTCTTTGCGCGAGTTCTTTTCGTCTGTAATTTCTGCGCGACGTACCTTTGCTAACTTGGATAGATCACCGAGTGCCTTACGTGCTCTTGTACCTGCAGAAGCGTTACCAGCTACAAACTTAGCATCTTCTTTCTCTAATGCTGCCATAGCATCTCTCATTGATTGTAATGTTGACATATAATTTCCTTATGTGTTGTCAGTCTTTGTTAAGTCTTCTTCTATGACTTCTTTCTCTTTAATGGGTTCCTCTTTAGTCTTATTACCAAAGATTCTATCCCAACCATCACGATAAGCATCTGATGATTTCTTAGTGGCGATTGCATCGCCTGTAATATCGTTCCTCGCGGTAGACATTAATCAATGCCTAACGCCCGATGAATACTTGCAGCTAAATCTGGATCGAAATTATCCGCTTCTTCATTAAACCAGTCTGTATTTTTCATTGCCCATTGCCAATAGCTATGCGGAATGGTGCTTAGTAATTCACCCTTGTGTTTACCAAAGGGGAATCTTTCATAGATAATGGGTTCTGCTGCCCATTTCATAATTTGTGGACCATATGGTTCATCTACATTGATCAAACCATTTGATTCTAATAATTCAATTAATACTTCTAATAATCTACCTGTCATGAAGGAATCATTTCCTGCCCTATGACAATGCATTTCGATAGGCACATCTAATTCAAGTGCGAATCGTAGATATGGCAAGCTAGTGCTTTCGATTGCTTCTACGCCATTAAATAACTTCTTAGCCATGCGCCAAGTACAAATCCAATTGTGATTTGAAGTATCGATACCATGTCTTTCTAAAACACGCATATCATAGAAATGGTTATGCGCTAGTAGATAACCACCTGCATAACCATTTATTACTGTTTGGAAGACTTCACTTGAGTCAATAAAGCTAGGACAATCTGCTACCATCTTATTGGTAATATAGCAGATAGATTCTACCATAGCCGGAATAGGGCCTTCGGTGGGTTTATGCAGTTCTTGGAATATTGTCCAATCACCATCTTCGCGGATAACAAATCCAGCTTCAATAATTTCGGCTGTTTTGTAATCCTTACCAGTTGTCTCTGTATCTAGGATAAGGCAACTTTGTAAAAATTCTTCTTTATGACTCATGAAACTCTCCAATAAAGCTAAGTGTAGCATTTACTTACTAGAAAGTCAACGTTTCGGCCAAGAATAATGGCCGCAAGGGCCATTATTGTTTAAAAGGATATTATCTACCCTGTGTTAATTTCTGCATCAGCTTATTTGCTGTCTCCATTGTCACATGCATATCATACATCATCTTATTTAATGCATCGATAGTTTCTTTATCGGGATTTTCTGCACCAGCTTGAACTTTGGATGCACGAGCTTGATCAAATCCTTGTGGTTCAGTGTTACCACTAATCTTACCAAGCATATTATCAAACTTCTCATCACCTGTGGCTTCACTGAATCTTTTAGCAGAGACTTTTCCACCGGTTGCTAATCTATGTTCGGGCTGTGTTTTATTGGGCTCAATTGTGCCCATTCTATTATATCCCTTACCACTATAATTATCGCCAGCCTTATGACTTAAACCAGTTTTAGTTTTAGTAACTTCTCCGCCTTGATGTGTCTTCTTGGAATCAGTTTCTTCAATCTTACCCGATTTCTTCATCTTGTTACGAACTGCTCCAGCCACACGTTCTCCGGCTTCTTTACTACCATATTCAGATGCAGCTTTTTTAGCCACAGCTTTGAATCCGGTAGTCTTACCGTTATTGTGTTTGCCTTCATCCTTCTCTTGGATCTTTGGCTTCTTCGAGAATTCGTCAAAGTTCATGATTATCTACCGTAACCTTTCATGTTGCCTAACTTAGAGAAACGTGCCATCCACGCAAGAACTTCTGGATCTGCGACAGCTTCTTCAACCTTGTCTTTCTTCTTATCATCACCATAGGTGCCCTTATGTACAAGACCCTTTTCAGTCTTGGTAACTTCGCCACCCTTATGTGTCTTAGTCTTATCGCCCGGCTTCTTATCTTTCTTATCTTCTTCTTTATCTGTTTCCCAAGGCTTGCCAGATTCTTCAACGTCTTTCTTTTCTTCAACGTCATCTTCCTCTACTTCCTTCTTTTCAGCTACATATGGCTTCGGGCGGGCCATTAACACTGGAGCGCATGACTCAACAAG